GTGATAAAATACTTTTCCAGCCTTAATTAAACCAAACTCTTAAAAAGAACGGTAAAGCAATGACCCTCAAGCAACAGGCGGCACTGGAGAAGGTGTCGGAAAACATCGGAAGGCCCTTGGGAGAAATAATGAGGGAGGTGGGATATTCCGTGAGTACTTCAGAAACTCCGCAAAGATTAACGGAATCTAAGGCGTGGATAGAGTTGATGGATGAGCATATTCCTGACGGCGATTTATTGATTAAACATAAAGAGGCTCTAAATGCCGTAAAGCCAATAGGGGCGCAAATCCTCATAGATAAGGACGGCAATACTATAAGCAAAGAAAACGAGGGCATGATTGAAGTTCCCGATCAGGTTGTTAGACTCAAAGCGGTCGAACTGGGCTACCGGGTTAAAGGTAAACTCAAGCCGGAGGAGGGAGCGGCTTCAGAAACAAAGATATTAGTTATTCCAAGTGAGTTAATAAATAAATATGATACACCAACTGCACCAGACGCAGGCGATAGTAGCGCAGGATGACCACGACTTCAGGGTGGTCGATTGCGGGAGACAGTGGGGAAAAACCACCCTCGCAGTCGAGGAGATGAAGGCGTGTGGTTATTATAAGAAGGTTTATCCCAATACTCCGCATAACGAGATAGCGTATTTTGCGACCACATTTGACCAAGCCAGAAATATTGCATGGGCGATGTTAAAGGATTCGACCCGCCCGGCATGGGACAGGCCTCCCAATGAATCCAGATTGGAGTTGTGGTTGAGAACGAAGGGCAAAGAATTATCAAGGATCACTCTTAGGGGGTTTGAGAATATAGAAACGGCAAGGGGACAGCAGTTTGACTTGTTGGTTATAGACGAAGTGGCGTTTATGCGAAACTGGAAGTACGCTTGGCAGTCAGTTCTCGAACCGACCTTGGCCTTTAGAAGGGGGAAAGCGTTATTTATTAGCACGCCACAGGGGTTTAACCATTTCCATGATTTATACGAGTTGGGGCAAACGGAAAACAAATTTTATAAGTCTTGGAAATTTACAAGTTACGATAATCCCTTTCTTGATAGAGAGAGAATAGAGCAGGCCAAGCTTACTAGCACGCCAGACTACTTCGCTCAAGAGTACCTTGCGGATTTTAGAAAATACGCCGGACTTGCCCTTACTCAATTCCAGAGGGAGATACATCTTATTCAACCGTTTGAAGTACCCAGTGAATGGCAAAGGGGCCGAGGGTTTGATTATGGCTCAAAAGACCCAACCGCTTCACTTAGGATTGCGATTGATAATGATGACAACTGGTTTGTCGAAAGGGCTTACAAACAAAGAGGCTCTACAATTCAAGAACATGCGACAACTATTCTTGCTCAAGACTACGGCTTGGGTTTTATGCCTATCTTTGGTGATCCGTCGGGGGACCAGTGGGAATTGGAGTTTAAGCAAAAAGGAGTCAATATAACTCCAGCAACAAAAGAAGTGGGTCAAAACGCTCAAGGGTATGTAGCTTTTACTATTGAGGCAGTCAACGAGAGACTTAAACCAATTCCCGGCCACACGGTTGGTCTTCCTGGTGGGCGTGTCGTAGAAAACGCCCCCAGACTATTCTTTTTAAACACCCCCGAAGTGATGATGGCCGTTAAGGAAGCAGAGTTGTTGAAGTGGAAAGAAACCGCACAAGGTCAAACATTGCCAATACTAGATGAATATGTTGACCCCGATGGACATTGCGATTTGATGGCCTGTTTGAGATACTTCGCGGTTAGTTACGTCAAATCCAAGCCTATTAAATATGACAACGATCCGGGGGGCGTGCTTCCGTTCCTTCCGGGTATAGGTTGACTTGCCAGGAGATAAAAATGTCGTCTATCCTTTAAGTTATGGCAAAAGTGGTTGAGGAAAATCTGGAGTTACAAATGCTCCTGAATAATAAAGAGACGGGATTTAACTACCGTTTGAGGCGAGAGGAAGATTGGCGGAATAACTATGAACTGTATAGAGACAGAGTGACCGTGAATCGGCTCACGCAAAGGCAGTCCGTGAATCTTCCCCTAATGAAGACCACGCTTCGCACTCTTCTCAAGGACATTGATGATATGCCGGTGATTGTGTTTGAGAACTTGGATAACGACAAACAAGCTGAAGTATTCCAGAATGAGTATTGGAAGTGGACTCTTGAGCAGAACAACGCCGAGATCCAAGACGTAGTGGACAAAAAACAAGACTTCTTCTTTGGCAGGACTTTTGATTCGTGGCAAGTAGAAGACGGCAGGATAGTCTTCGACGTTGAAGACCCCGAAGACATGTTGGTTGACAGGTTTATGAATCCTTACGACCTGGACTCCTCGAGGTTTTTGATTCACACCCACATCTTCAAGCCCCTCTCAAGCCTAAAGAACAATCCTGATTACGACCAGAAGGAAGTGGCTAAGTTGGAGCAATTCTTCTCCAGCCAATTGGGAATAATAAAAGCTAAAGATAACGAGAACTCGTTACAGCAGAAGAATAAGAAGATGGCTGATATGGGAGTACCCGACATGGACGATCCAGTCTTGGGAGAAACTTATGTAGAACTAACGATGCACTATGTATTCCGAGAAGGGGAGAAGACGAAAGGCAAAGTAGTACCGGATCAGATATTCGTCTTTGTCGAAGCGGAGGATCAGACTATTCTAATGAAAAAATCCCAAGAGGAGATTATAGGAGTAACCAAAGATCATTACTGGAGAAATCATTTCAGATATAACACTTGGGGGGATGACATAGATAAACAGGACTTTTGGACGGATGGGATCGCGGATATTGTCAGAGTTCCCAACATAGTCCTTAATTCCTGGTTTTCACAACTGGTTGAAAACAGAACACTCAGAAATTTCGGTATGCACTACTATGATTCATCGCTTAAAGCAGATGGATTTATCCCCTCTACCTTTAATCCTGTACCTTGGGGTTGGTACCCGGTTCCAGGCAAGCCCTCAGAAGTGTTGCAAAAGGTAGACATCCCTGATTTATCGGAATCGTTGGACGAAATGCAGTATGTAACCGAAATGACCGAGAAGGCAACGGGCGCAACAGCGACACAGCAGGGAGTACAGACAGCCAATCAAAGGACTCTTGGTGAAGTACAGTTGGCTCAAGGTGAGGCAAAAGCCAGGACTCAAGGCATGTCTAAGTTTTACACTAATGCCTGGAAGCAGAGAGCCACTAAGTTCTTAAAGCTGATTGAGGCGGCTTCAGACAGGTTGGACGCGGTTAAAATATATAAAGAAGGCAAGAACACCGACAATGTATTTGAAATGGAAATATCACCCAAAGACTGGATGACCAAAGCGGGATACCGAGTTAAGGTGTGGAGCCAGGATGAGAAAAAAGCAAACGATACAGACAGTCTTAACAAAGGAATTGCAGTTTTACAGCTTATGCCGGGCAACCCCAAACTCTTAGAAGTAATCCAGAGAAAGGGTCTTGAGCTTGCTGATTTGAAACCTGACGAAATAACCGCCATAATGCAATTTGAGGAGCAAAGGAATATGATGATTGCCCAAGGACTAATAGCTCCGCCGATGCAATCAGGGACGGGCGGGAAACAACCACAGCCCAATCAGTTACCGCAACTACAACAATGAGCGTAATCGAAGAAATTTTGGAGAAATTCGGGCTTACAGAGAAGGATTTAGACACCCCAGGTTATAAAGGAGAGCTGAAAACCTTGTTGGATATGCAGTCCAGTATTCAAAGGGGGCAGGTATCAGTTGAATCCACTAGACAATACCTAGCTTCGATGAGGGATGCCGTAGAAAAAGAATTGATAGATGAGCCAGAATTTATCCGTATATTTATATTCAAAGTGGAAAACAGAAAGCAGATATATCTCAAAGCGAGACTCAAAAACTATATGCTGCTCGAGGCATATTTATCTAGCCCGGAAAGAATGAAGGAGATGATGGAAAACATGGTTGCAAACATTAAGAGGGGTAGCCGACAGTCTTGACTTGGGATAAAAACCTAGTCTATTCTATACATTAAAGCCAAACCTGCCCGAGGGGCAGACGGTAAACTAATATGCCAACCCCAAACAAACCAAGCAAAGAAGAGCTTAAAGCCAAAGAGGAAGAAGCAATTAAAGCGGCCGAAGAGTTAGAAGGTAGACAGCAACTCCCCCCAGACGAAGAAGAACCAGAATTAAGCAAGCCTGACTCCTCCGAACCAGACCCCGATGAACCCGCTCCTTCTGAACCCGCGCCAAGTGAACCCGAAGCAGAGCCATCCAAGGAACTTTACAAAAAGAAATTCTCTGAATCCAGCCGTGAGAACCAGAAGATATACGCTAAGAATAGGGTAATCAACAAAGCTCTAGCCGACGCTGAAGATGTACCCGAACCCACAGAAGAAGAGTTGGCAAAAGAGTTTAATGATTGGGATATGATGAACGACACCGAAAAGGTATTCGCCAAAGAAACGGTCATCAGCCGTAATTGGAGAAAGACAATATCTCAAGCCAAAGAACAAGCTACCAAGATTGAGAAGTGGAATGAATCGGTAGTAACATTCATAGACGACCCCAAGACTTTAAACGATAACCCCGACCTAGAGGGGAAGACGGACGAATTTAGGGACTTTGCTACCCAAGAGACAAACAACAGTGTACCCTTTAAGATATTAGTATCCGCTTTCTTGCATGACCATACTACGAACAAACCAATCAATAAGGGCCGGATGTTTGAAAAAGGAAGCGGTGGGCCAAACGATAGGCCCCAACCGAAGTCTGACAAAATGACATTAGAAGAAGGAAGAAAATTAAGGGAGACGAATTATGGCTTGTGGAAAGAAAAACTTAGGGCTGGAAAGATAGAACCAGATCTTTGAAGCTAAACTGCCCTATTGACAAGAACTAAAATCTTTCTTTATAGTGGGAAATAGATAACTTCCTAACTTCTTCAAAAGAGAAACGGTAAAAGAAATCTTCAACTTTTACCAATATGTCAGCATACGGAACAAAAATAGCAGAGGGTTTTTCAAGCAAAGTCATGCAGTTTGTGTATGACGTTAACTTGCTCGATACGATTACTAATCGCAATTACGAAGGTGAAATAAACGGAGTAGGTTCTAAACTTAACATCCTCGACTTCGGTAAGCTTTCAGAAAAGACATACGCAGACGCGGCTCTTACGGCAGACTCCTTAACGGAAAACAATGGTGAATTAACTATCGACCAGTACAAATCCTTCTATTGGAAAGAAAAAACACTCGCAAAGTGGCTCTCCTACATCAAGAATCCACATCCTTATATCGTTACCCAGGTTGGCAATGAGCGATCTAAGAATATGGACGAGTTTGTTTTCGATCTTTATACAGACGTTGGTGCGGGAAACATGGTGGGAACCGACTACACTACGGGAGATGTTGAAGTTGCAGTAACGACAGGTGTTGTAACTGGAAACGGAACGACCTTTACCGCGGCAATGGTTGGTCGAGGCTTTAAAGCAACTGGCCACACAACTTGGTACAGAATTAAAACTTACACAAGCGCGACTTCTATAACAATCGAAGACGATCTTGATGACGTAACTTCAGCCTACACGGGTGGAGCAATCGCGGCATCAACAGCATATACGATTCAAGCAAATACCGTACTTACAATTACCGCAGCAAATATTCTTAACAAAGTCGCGACATTAGCGCAGGTACTTAATCTAGCCGAGAAAAACGGTTTTTCAGCAGTACCCGACTCTGACAGGTACTTAGTTGCTCCTCCCGAGTTCTTTACCATCTTGACCCAGGGAACCGGAGTAGTCCTTCATGTAGACGAAGCATATCAGGATTTGGTCAAAAAGGGATTCATGGGTAAGTTGCAAGGATTCATGCTCTTTATGTCCAATAGATTGAATGGGGACAATACAGATGGATACCGTGTTCTTGCCGGACATCCTAATTGGATGACCTTCGCAGAGAAAGTCCTCGACGCAAGAATGGAAGAGGATTTGATCGGAGACTTCGGTACTGCCTACAAAGATCTGTTCGTTTATGGTGCAAAAGTCAAAGATATTAACAGGCATCAGGCCGCAGAGGGGTACTGGAAGTTTTAAAAATTAGATAGTCAGAAAAGCTACTAAAGCCTACAGCTTAAAGCCTACAGCTAAATAAAAGCACTAGGTTTTAGGAAGTAGGCTTTTTTTATTACAAAAATATGGCCATATTCAAAATAAAAGAGGACTTGTCAAAAGACACACAAGCGGAACTCGCCAGGATCGAGGCTATTTCCAGTGGGAACCGCTCTACAACGGAAGCAAACTTTCTAACCGCTCTCCTGTCATACAGAACCAATAGAGTTTTAAGGTGGGACACCACTTTGGTTCAGGGATCGACAAGCGCGGGGCATCTCTCAAACGACAATATCTTAGAAGCGGAGGGGAACACCTTGCCCACTGGGGATTCGGGATTTAAGCAGGGGGCTATATTCTATGATCTCACCCGTACCGGCCGGAATGCTTACCGGAATACAGGGACATCCACGGCTGCTATTTGGACAATCACACCGTCAGACGAAGTAGCCTCACCTTCACCATCTTTGAGTCCGTCTACCTCGGCTAGCAAATCTCTTTCACCTTCTACGTCAGCCAGCAAATCACTCTCAAGAAGCGCAAGCCCCTCGACTTCGCAATCAAAGTCATCAAGTCCGTCAACTTCTTTATCGCCCTCTACCAGCGCGAGCAAGTCCGAATCAAAATCGGCTTCGAGGAGTGAATCTAAATCTCTTAGCCCCTCTACCTCGGCATCGGCAAGCGCCAGTGGCTCTCTTAGTCCCTCTACCTCGGCTAGTGCGAGTGCCAGCGGCTCTCTTAGCCCATCAACCTCGGCGAGCGCGAGCGCGTCTGCCAGCGCATCGGGAAGCGCATCAGCGTCAGCAAGTGCTTCTGAATCTAAATCGGCTAGCGCCAGTCAGTCACGATCCGCTTCGGCATCTAAAAGTCCCTCTGCCAGTGCGTCTAAGT